CTCGCCCTTTCATAGAGGCGCAATCTTTGAACGTCGGACAGTGTCCTTAGAACGCCAGGTAAACTATGACCTGACATCTTACCTAAGGTGAGTAGTGGCTCGAAGCCTAGTTTAGATTTCATCATGCCTTGGATCAGTTCCTCTTCGCTCCAGAACTGCCTCATTAAGCTACTATAGCAATGATACAAACTAAATAGGATGTGCCATTTGCTATAACCAATGTACTCACGAGGAAACTCGGGATGGCTAATCTGAAGGAAGAATTCAAGAGGTTCTCTCCACTCCCCATCCTTCTTCCAGACGCGTTTCAAGTATTCTGGAGGATTAACTAATCCCCAACTTGACTTATCTGGATTGACAGTCATACCGAAGAATTTCTTGACGTAGGTGGCATACGCTTTCAATGAGAACGGGTGCCGCGTGAAAGCCAATAAGTCATCACCCATTGCGAACACAGTAGCATATTCGCGAACGCTGTAATTGTTTACTGGAGCCAGTTCGTCGAGAACATAATTAACCTTATGGTCAAAAGTTCCCCCTGCGTCAACTGAGGCGAGGTAGGTAAGAAACTGTAACAGATTGCCTAATGAACCAACAATCTGAGTAAAATAACTACCAGATGGTACGCCTCGACTAGTAAAGACCAGTCGACCTTCATAATCAATAATCTTCGTGTTTTTGAAGTTATTGGCTATCCAGCCGATCTCTTTACTGCATTCTTTTGGAAACCAAGACTTGATTAAATCAAACACTTCGTCAATGACCCAAGACTGTAAGTTTTGGTCGAACTTGCTGATGTCCGTTGTACACCAATACTTTCCAACGCAGAAAGAATAGATTAAGTCATGGATAACTTTACTATCCTTACCACCTGAATACTGCCAGAAGGCTCTCTTTAAGCGCTCGATTATAACTCGAGCGTATTGACCTTCCACAGCAACAGTCGCAGCATCTACACCCCAAACGATCCTATCCTTATACTTAATAGTTTCGGGAGTAAATCGTCCTTCGGTCACGAATCCAGATATCTGGGACCGATGAAATGCAATTGCTGGAAGCCAGAGAAGGTCCCAAGAAGTACCCTTCTTGATCTCCTCTCTGATCTTGTTGGCAACATCGAAGATTTGCTGAATTGAATCAATCTTCTCACTACCCGGTGCAATAATGCCTGCACTAGCATGGATATTAGAGAACGATTTTTTTAAGTCTTCCAAGGACTTAAACCTACGTGGGGATAGTTCGCCGATTTTAATTCCGCATAGCATTTTAATGATATAAACTGCTACTCTGAAATTAATATTATGACGACCACAAGGTACGTCTCTAGTGTGATAGTGTTCAAGATTGGCATCCGTATTCTTGATATTACGAAACATCTTCGTTAATCGATAATCCAGAAGACCTTTCCTGAACTCGGCAGCTAGGATGGGATCTACTTTCCCAAGCTTAGCTTGGATTTCGTCCGCTAGAGTCCAATCTACCCACAGCCTATAGTAATCTCCGCCTCTTGAAGAGAAGTACTCGTCAATCAGTGAATTATGAGCTGGAGTCAGGAGTAACTCAATTTGCGGTCCTAGTTTACCCGTAATGTTCACGTACAAGTAACCCCCCTTTCAGAGATTTTGTGCTGTAAGCCGTGAATCTGTAACGGTAACGGAAC